GACAACTTGGTGACTCCCCAGGACATTAGTACCTCTGGAAGCGTGTACACGAACGAGGGTATGTTCCGCTCGATGGCCAAGTACCGCAAAGGCTTGGTGGTCGTAACCGCTTATCTTACCAGCGGAAAGACCGCTACTGGTGCGCTGAAATCCGCTGAAGATGCCGACGGGTCTAGCTCGGGTCTCGTGTCTGGAAAGACCTGCCTCTTGACGGGAGAGAGTGGAGGTACTAATGAGGTCGGGACTATCGAGTTCGATGTGAACGACCTTATCGCCAATGATGAGGACGAGCATTTCGTCGGGGTTAGGATTACTACCAACAACGACGGCGATGATGTGGCTGCGGTATTAATAAGAGGAGCCGCAAGATGGTACACTGGGTCAAGCATGCCTTCTGATTAGTATAGAAATAGGAGCGAGGATTGAAGATTGAGCTTTTACGAGAATGGATGGGGCACAAGCGAAAGGCTGTCCTGACCTTATCGGACAGGGCGGCCCAGGACTTGATTGCGAGGAGGACAGCCAAGCCCTATATGCCCCCAAAAGGGAAGAAAAATGTGGGTAAGATTGATAAGGGATTGGCACAACTATCGCAAGGGAAGCGTATTACAGCTCCCCGACAGCGAGGGGCTTGAGCTAATCATTGAGCATAAGGCGATAAAGGCCCACGAGGGCGATTACATGAGGAATTTGGGCTCCCCTCCGCATGACAAAATGGTGAGGGAACCGAGACTAAAGAAATAACAGCAGAACCACTGCTGTAAACGCTAAAAGCGTATGGAGGATGATTTAATTGCCAGTTACAAAAGTAAAAAGTAAATGGGCTGAAGGAAGTTTAGTATTTTCGGGAGACGGAAAATTAAATCTCGGGGTGACGACTACCCAGAAGAAAACTATAGAAACAGCTACCGGCTCGGCGACTCTTTCAGTTGACCAAATGCTAGCAGGGCATATTGATGGGACGCCTGTCGCGGCAGCGGCTTACACTACACCGACGGCCACAGCGTTGCTAGCAGAGATCCCCGGTGCTGTCGTTGGGACGAGTTTTTATTTCTCGATTAACAATGTAACATCAGCGACGCATACTATCACTCTTGGTGCAGGGGATGGTGTTACGGTTGACGGGAGTGCTACTATAGCAGTGAATACAGGTAGACTGTTCTTCTTGACAGTTACCAATGTGAGCACACCGGCGATAACTATTTATGGCATGGGCGCATAGGAAGATATTAGGGGGTGTCTCAATTAGGCACCCCCATTGAGGAGGTAAATTATGGCAGCAGGAACGGTTACAATAACCGAGGAGACTTACGGCACTATAAAGAAGATTGCATTTTCCTGGACATCCGGCGACGGCGGGGAGGACGGTACAGCCAGCGGGCAGACAACTAACGTCTATTCAGGGAAGATATTGGGTTTGGCTACTGTCCCGGCAGGTGCTCCAGATGCTCCCACTAGTTATGGCATAACAGCGACCGATGAAGACAGTATGGATGTCTTAATGGGGGCCGGAGCAGGTAGAAGCGCTACCGTAACTGAATATGTTCTATCCACTTCCTTGGGCGCAGTGGCGAACGACAAACTGACCGTCAACATCTCGGGTGCAGGCACTAACAAAAAGGGAATAGCTTATCTTTATATACGATAGGAGCTGGTTAGGGTGACAAAATGGGATATAGGCCAGTGGGTCAGCGGTATTTGTGTAATTATCGGAGTAGTAATAGAGATAGTTATGCGGGCTCATCTGGGATTTGTGCTGATTACGGTTGGCGGCTTAGGCTGGGGAATGTTTACGAAATTTAAGGGGAAATAATGAATCTATTAAAGATTAGTTTTCCTTTGTGGATTCCCCCGAGGGATTATTGCGGGCAAAAAGTGGACAAGCCCTACTGGATATTTATTTATGCCAATGGCACGGGTTTTATGCAGACTATGCACGGGCTAAATTAAGGAGGAAAAATGAGCCTAATAACTTTACAAGAAGCCCTTAGTTTCCTAGATATAGGCACTGGCTATTTTGAGATAACGGCCGAGAACGATGTCCTCAATATGACTTACAATAAATCAGTTGAGGACTGCGAGGATGCCTGGAATGAGAAAATTGATGTGGGCGTGACTTCCTCTACTTCAGCGGATTGCAAGGAAGGCTCGGCTAGCGCCTCTTTAGTGATAAATGCAGGCGGGGTGGTTGCTAATACTCTTTTAGCCACCGAGAAGATAGACCCAGCGATTAGTTTGATTGGTCACAAAAGCATAACCCTGTGGATTAAATCGAGCAAGGCTCTTGCATCAGGAAACTTGCAGCTTCTTTTGGATGAATCGGTGGAGTGCGGTTCACCAGAGGAGACTTTGAATATCCCAGCCCTGACTGCTAACACCTGGACGGCCGTGGCCCTGGTTTTGAGCGACGCATCGGTTCTCGATGCTGTTGTCTCGGTTGGGCTCAAGACAACGATAGCTCTTGTCGAAAGTGATACAATCCTCATAGACGCAGTCAAGGCGACTCAAGACGTGGAAATATCAGACGGCACTTATCAAGGCGACGATTTGGCGGTGGAGCTGGAAAGCAAGATAGATACCGCTTTCTCCATCACCAGCACTGTAACCTACAGTTCGACTACTTATAAATTCAAGATTACAGTTGCGGCAAACACGATAACCATAGACGTCTCGGCCTCGGACGCCGCCCTCACCTTCGGCTTCACCAAAGACCCGACCGCAGCCTTGTCAATTACCTCCGACCAGGCGGCTACAGAAGGCCCCACAGACATAGTGAACAACATAAATGACGGCGTGGACAAGTGGGTCAAGGAATACTGCAAGAGGGACTTCGAGGTTCCTTCAACGGATTACAAAGAATACTCTAACGGAGACGGGACGGCTCACTTATTCTTGAAGCAGTATCCTATCGTCTCAGTATCAAGGCTGTCAATCGGCAGGAATAATGCTATCAAGGTGAATAATACAGGAACATATACCTATGCCACGGTGTCAGTCACCTCAACGGGCGTGGTTCTGAATAAGGACGGGACTAATTCAGCTAATTCTCCTTTGCTATTTGCAGATGCAGGCCAGACCACAATAGCTGGTATGGTGACTGCAATAGGCAACGAGACCGGCTGGCAGGCTTCGGTGGTAAACAGTGCTTATTCTTCTTACGCCTCCGCCGAGCTGATCGAGGTTATGGGCTTGGAGTGCCTTGATGCTTCCTGGGCTTATCTGGAGATACCCGATGAGCCTGACGACTCTTTTGAGATTGACCCCGACAGCGGGGTTATTCATAGAGCGGGGGGATTCCCCAGGGGGCACAGGAACATCAGGACTGACTATAAGGCGGGGTATGCGACGCTGCCCGAGGACTTGAAGCTGGCGGTAAAGATGCTGGTCAAGATGATTTACGACAGGAGAGACCAGGAGGTCTTCGGGGTTGACGAGTACAGACTGGCGAGTATGGCGCGCAGTTTATTGACGAAGGAAATGCCCAACGAGGTTAGGGAAATATTATCACGATATAGGAAGATAGAGGTTTAATATGGTTCCAGGTCCCAAAACTGAGCTAGTTCTACAGCGCTATACTTTAGTCGACGATGGAATGGGGGGGTCAACCCTCACCTATCAAGGCCGCAGGAATGTCAAAGGGGTTTTAATCTCTCTTCGTGGTAATGAACGGTTTATCACGGGCAAGACGGAGGTCTTTAGGACGCATAAATTCCTAATGAAGTTTCCCATAGGGATAGTAATTACTGAGATTGATAAGTTCACTCTGGGGGTTAGGAAGTTCGATATAAAGATTGTCGTAGACCCCTTAGAGACTCACAGAAATTTAGAGATTGATTTGTTAGAGGTAACATAAATGGCTATCTCAAAAGTAAAATGGCACGGAGACAAGCTAATACGGGAAGTGGGGCTCAAATGCTTCCAGGGCATGGAGGCGGCGTGCCTTCTTGTGGAGGGGGACGCTAAGAGGATGTGCCCTGTGGATACGGGGAGAGCACGAGCTTCGATTACTCACGAAGTAGAAAAAAAGGGGAATGAGATTAAAGGAATTGTGGGAAGTAACGTAGAATATTTTATATTTTTCGAGTATGGAACATCTAAGATGTCGGCTAAACCTACACTTAGGCCAGCATTAAAAAAGAATTTAGGAAATATCAAGCGGTTACTCGGAGGAAAGTAACTTTTACTCTTTGACATAGTTTTACTCTTAGGTAAAAAACTCGGCCCGATCAGCCGAGCATCAAGCCCTCTAGCCGTGGCCACGGAGCGGTTGGAGGGCTTATTTTATGGAGATAAGAATGGCTAAAAATCTTTTAGCAATAACCGTCGCAGGCCAGCTAAGGTGGCTAAAAGAGGCAATATCCACCCTGCGAGACCCCTTGGATGTCCTGGTGATAGACGATGCGACTCCAGGCGATGAGATAAGGGATTTTTGCAAACGTGAGGGGATAGAGTTCTTAACCAAACCAGAGCCGAAGGGGCTGACGGACTCCTGGAATAGAGCTTATAAATACTTCAAGGAGCATAATTACGATAACTGTATTATCTCAAACGATGATGTCCGGTTTCCTCAAGGCTTCTCGGAGGGACTTTTTGAGGGGTTGAAAGAATTTGATTTAATAGCTCCGCTTTCTAACGAGCCTGGGATTGTATGGGATGTAGTGCATTCCCCTGCTCACCAGGAGATTAGAAGATATGTGGATATAAACATAAATGAAAGGGATATTGACAGAGTGCAGAATATCCTCATTAAAAGATACAGAAAGGCTAGGCAGGCTAATTTTGTCAATGGATTCTGTTTCGCCTTCTCCCGTTCAATAAGCAAATTTGCCTATGATGAGAAATTGGCAAGTATAAACGCTGTTCAACCCGATGTGCAGTTCCTGTTCAATCCTGCGCATATAAACACTTGGAACGAATACGACTTAGCTGAACGGATTAGCAGGAAAGGCGGTAAAATAGGGATATGTAAAACATCTTACATATTCCACTGGAAGGGCAAGACCACCGAGAAACTTGACAGAAACGGGGTATCGTCAGGGGATTATCGGGAGCAGTTATGGAGATAAAATATAATCTCGGTTGCGGTGATAGACAATTAGAAGGCTTTATCAATGTTGATATAAACCCCGATGTTCAGCCTGACATTGTTGCCGATGTTAGGGTAATTCCCTGGAAGTGGGCAAAGAAAGCTGATGTGATATTCTCGGACAATCTTTTTGAGCACATAAGAGAAGAATCTCTTAATGAGGTAATTCAGGAATGCCATCGGGTTCTCAAGCCAAATGGACTTTTGCAGATTATCGTTCCCCTGACGGCTCCCGACAACATGATGGCCGCTTTCTCAGACCCGATGCACGTGAACCATAACTTTACTATGGAGACTTACGATTACTACGATCACAGACATCCACGGTGGAAGAACTACGGCAGGATCTACGGCATCCCCAAATTTGAGAGGACTCAGCAAATGAGGCAGGGCAGATTTCTAGTAGTAGAGCTGAGGGCGATAAAATGAAACCTATATATAAAGCCTGGCTTTGTCAAATTGATATTAACAATAGCTGTTCTCAATTTTGTGCTTATTGTTCCAGATATATAAGGCATCTAAGGCCAGATCAAAGATTTAATATGAGCGTGAGTATCTTTAGAAAAGCTATTTTATCTCTCAGAGAATGGCCTGGAAAAATTGGTGTGATTGGGGGGGAGCCTACCTTTCATCCACGATTTGAAGATATATGTTTGATTCTCAAGAAGCTAAGGATACCGAGACATAAATTAGAGCTTTTTACTTCTGGAGGAGTAAAATTTGAAAGACATAAAAAGCTGATAAATGAAGTTTTTGGACATATAGCATATAACGAACATAGCGAGAAACAAAGAGAAATTTGTTTATTCCAACCCTCAACAATTGCGATAGACGATGTGGTAAGTGATGAGGGATACAGGAAAGAGTTAATTGATAAATGTTGGCTTCAAAGAACCTGGTGCCCTACTATCAATCCCAAAGGATGCTTTTTTTGCGAGGTTGCTGGAGCTTTAGATATTCTTTTGGATGGACCTGGAGGATACCCCATTGAACCAGACTGGTGGAAAAAAGAACCCAAAGACTTCCAAGACCAAGTTGAAAGATACTGTAAACATTGTGGAATAGCTATTCCTCTTAAAAGGGAGTTATTATCCGTTACAAAAGAGAAATTTTCACCCGGACTATTAAAAATATTCAAAGAGCATAACTTGAGGAATTTATCCGATGAATATATCACTCTTTTTGATAGGCATTTGACAATAAAAGAAATGGAAAAAACAAAGGAAACTTGGGACCCTGCAAACAATCGCCAAGATTTAAGGCCAGACATAAAGCAGGGATGGCGAGAAAGATATAAAGAGTGGTATAAATGATTGATCCTAGAGCCTCAATGATAGATAGCGAAGTTGATTTCCTTAAAAAGATTATAGGTAAGAACAAAGTCATTATCGAGGTTGGCTGTTACATAGGGAAAACGACCTGCGCGCTTGCAGAGAACAATATAGTGATCGCGATAGACCCATTTATAAGTGGGTTTAATCCTAAAAATCCTACTATGTTAGATTTGGGTGGGGTAGAAGAAACTTTTAAATCAAGGATTAAAGGCAAAAATGTTATCTGGTATAAAAAAAAGAGCGAAGAAATATTGAAAGACTGGAAGCTAATGGTAGACGGGGTTTTTATAGATGCCGAGCATACAACGAAAGCATTAAATATTGATGCTGGCTGGATTAAATATGTCAAGGTTGGCGGGATTATGGCCTTTCACGATTATGGTTGTTGGCCTGATGTAACTGGTTTTTTACAAAAGAACATTGTACCTAAATATCCAGAGATAGGCAGGGAAAGATATTTAATAGCTTTTAGAAAACAATGAAGATAGCAATAATTACAGTCTGGTATAACGAGGAAGATTTAGCTCCGTTCTTTCTAAAGCATTATAGCTATGTGGATAAAATCTTCCTATTCCTAGAGACTACTGACAAAACGAAGGAGATCTGCGAGCAATTCCCAAATGTGGAGATCCAGGATTTTATCCAGCCCGATGGGATGGATGACATACTTAAAGTAGAGAAAATAAACAAGGCAGTTAGAGAACTTAAAGGGCGGTTTGACTGGATATATTCTGTTGATGCCGATGAATTTGTCTTTCCCCCCAAAGAATATAGAGACGCAAGAGAGTTTTTAACTAAACAAGAGAAAGAGGGTTACAATCTTGTTTATGCCCCGATATTTCAAGTATATAGGCATTTTACAGAGGAAGATTTGGATATAAATAAGCCTGTATTAGCACAAAGGCAACACGGAGACCCAAATTTTAACTCTAGGTTCAACCGTTTATTTGTCAAGCCAATCATAGTGAAACCAGAAACTAATATCACTTGGACTCCCGGATGCCATTTTTTTGAGAAGAATCCCAACATAAAACAGGCTAAAGAAGTGTTTTACGGAGTTCATTGGGCAATGGTAGATGAGAGAATAGCGATTAAGAGGCGAATTTATGGAAGAAAATTAAGATTGAGTGAGAGGCAAATCGCAAAAAATATGACTTGGCAACATATAAATATAACAGAAGAGAAAATTAAGAAAGAGATTGAGGAACACAAGAATGATCCAAACGTTTTAGGAGCCTTGTTGCCTAATAAAAGGGGAAACGATGACAAATAAAGGACAAACATCTTGGAAGAAAGGAAAAACTAAAAAAGATTATCCTCGGTTAAGCAATAGCGGAGTCAAAAAAGGTTATAAATATCCTTCAGGTAGAGTTGCTTGGAATAAAGGGTTATCATCTTGGAATAAAGGCAAAACAAAGGAAGATTATCCTCAGATGTCTAATACGGGGGTTAAAAAAGGCAATATTTCACCAAACAAAGGGA